ATGGCTAAAGACCTTAAATTTTCTGAAGATGCAAGACAAGCTATGTTACGTGGTGTCGATAAATTAGCTAATGCCGTTAAAGTTACAATCGGACCTAAAGGACGTAACGTTGTATTAGATAAAGAATATGTAGCACCATTAATTACAAATGATGGTGTCACAATTGCTAAAGAGATTGAATTAGAAGATCCTTATGAAAATATGGGAGCTAAATTAGTTCAAGAAGTTGCTAATAAAACAAACGAAATTGCTGGTGATGGTACAACAACTGCAACTGTATTAGCACAAGCAATGATTCAAGAAGGATTAAAGAACGTAACAAGTGGTGCTAACCCAGTAGGATTACGTGAGGGTATTGATAAAGCAGTAAGAGTAGCTGTTCAAGCTCTACACGATATTTCTCAAAAAGTTGAAAATAAAAATGAAATCGCACAAGTAGGTGCAATTTCTGCAGCAGATGAAGAAATTGGTAAATACATTTCTGAAGCAATGGATAAAGTTGGTAATGATGGTGTTATTACCATTGAAGAATCAAACGGACTAGATACCGAATTAGAAGTTGTTGAAGGTATGCAATTTGATAGAGGGTATCAATCACCATACATGGTTACAGATTCAGATAAAATGATAGCTGAGTTAGAAAGACCATATATTTTAGTAACAGATAAAAAAATCTCTTCATTCCAAGATATCTTACCTTTATTAGAACAAGTTGTTCAATCTAGTCGTCCAATCTTAATTGTAGCAGACGAAGTTGAAGGAGACGCTTTAACAAATATCGTATTAAACCGTATGCGTGGAACATTTACTGCAGTTGCAGTAAAAGCACCTGGATTTGGTGATAGACGTAAAGCAATGTTAGAAGACTTAGCTATTTTAACTGGAGCTACAGTTATTACAGATGATTTAGGTTTAGAATTAAAAGATGCTTCAATCGATATGTTAGGTAGTGCTAATAAAGTTGAAGTAACAAAAGATAATACTACAGTTGTCGATGGTGATGGAGATGACAATAGTATTGATGCTCGTGTGAGTCAAATTAAAGCACAAATTGAAGAAACTGATTCTGACTTTGACAGAGAGAAATTACAAGAACGTTTAGCTAAATTAGCTGGTGGCGTTGCAGTCATTAAAGTAGGTGCTGCATCTGAAACTGAATTGAAAGAACGTAAATTACGTATTGAAGATGCCTTAAACTCTACACGTGCTGCAGTTGAAGAAGGTATTGTTGCTGGCGGTGGTACTGCATTAGTAAATATTTATAATAAAGTAGATGAAATCGAGGCTGAAGGTGATGTTGCAACAGGTGTTAACATCGTACTTAAAGCTTTATCTGCACCTGTACGTCAAATCGCTGAAAATGCTGGGCTAGAAGGTTCAGTTATTGTTGAAAGATTAAAACATGCAGATGCAGGTGTTGGATTTAACGCTGCGACAAATGAATGGGTAAACATGCTTGAAGAAGGTATTGTAGACCCAACTAAAGTTACACGTTCAGCTTTACAACATGCGGCAAGTGTTGCTGCGATGTTCTTAACTACAGAAGCAGTAGTTGCAACTATCCCTGAACCAGATAATAATGATAATCAAGGTATGGGTGGCATGCCAGGCATGATGTAAAAAGACCGTTGAACACTGTTGTAGTAGCTTTTGAAATCTTCAATGGTCATAATTTGGGCATATAAATTTTAAAATAAATCTTTTGAGACGTTTTCCATGAGTTTACTAAACTTTTGGGAAGCGTCTTTTTTGTATGAGTTCGTAATCTTAGCGTAGATGTTCATAGTGGTATTTATATCTTTATGGCGCAAGCGTTCTTGTATTTCCTTAATATGCACACCAGCCTCTATAAGTAACGCACAATGAGTATGACGAAATGAATGAGTGCTTATTTGTTTATTAGTTATGTCAGTCTTTTTAAGTATAGCTTTTATCCATAATTGTAGTTTTTTAATTACAAGAGGGTAGCCGTTAACATCAGTAAAAACGAAATTATTATCTACATACAATTCGTTTTTCCATGTGTCCTGAACATCCACTTTATAGTTTTTAAGTAATTTAATCACATGAGGATCAACTGGAATTTTTCCGATTGAGCTTTCAGTTTTTGGTGTAAGTATTTGATATTGCTTTTTATTGTTATTTGGATTGTAATAAGTCTTTGTAATATTGATTGTGTTATTCTCAAAGTCTATATCAGACCACTTCAATGCCAATAATTCACCTGCACGCATGCCTGTATATGCTAATGTACAAAATACTTCAAAGCTATTTTGTGGTGAATGGTGATTTTTGGCAATTTCCAGGAATTGAAATAATTCATCTTTTTCAAGAAACTTTTTATGTATCTCAGTATCTTCTAATTCTTCCACACTAACTTTCTTTTTAGGTCGTTTAATACCCTCGCTAGGCATTATTCTTATTAATTTCATATCGTATGCGTACTTAAATATCATATTCGTAGAGGCTATAATGCTATCAATATAATTCTTGCTATACTGTGCGCTTATATCATTTACAAAGCGTTGATAATCATGTTTATTGATAGTTTGTATTGGTTTATTGTTAAAGCGTTCTATGGCGTGGTGTATGGCTTTCTCGCGTGCTCTGACACTACTTACTTTTACCTCGTTAGCATATTGTTTAAGCCAATCGTTAGCAACCTGTTTAAATGTAGATGTGGACGGTGCGATATAATCACCGGTTCTTAATTGACGTTCTACCATTTCAGCGTGGTGTTTAGCGTCTGATTTGCGTTTAAAACCTGAGTTTGAAATATATTTATATTTGCCCGTTTTTGCGTCTTTTCCTAGTGATATACGATAGCGCCATGTATTTCCGCGTTTTTCATAACTTGCCATGTGATCACCTACTTAATACGGAATTTTTTTAAGGTTTCAAATTCACTATCTGGAAATAATTTCAAAGCGATATAATCATTTAATTGAAATTGAATAGTCGTGTAACCACCTATAAGTTCGAAAGATTGTTTATTTATAACCAAGTCTTTTAATTGTGATTTAACTTTTGTGATTAGTTTGTTGATGAACTCTGTTCGGAAAGAAATGCTCATATTGGAAAGAAACGTATAAAATTCATTTTCAGTGTAATGATCTGATCCTTGTAATACTAGAGGAATGTAATAATCGAACTCTCCTTTTTTTAAAGGTATAACATTCGAATCTCCACTATAAACAAACATGTCTAAGTTGAAATATTTTTCGTAATGTTGTTTTTTTATTTTGATTTCAAATCCATCTATCTCACCTTCGCTAAAATTACTTTTTTTAGTTTCAACTATATATGGAGAATAATCGAAAAATTCGCACGGAGTGACGCCTAAAAAATTACACAATTTATCAACAGTATCAAACTGAACTCCTTTACCAGTATTTTCAGCTATTGCCATTAAAGTAGTTTTTGATATTCCGGTTTCTTCATATAAATCAGAAATTTTCAGACCTCGTTCAGCCATCAATACAGACAATCTACTTTGAATCATATTTTTTACCTCCTTTATTTTCACAATAATGTTACTATAAGTCGCTAAAAAAATACAGAGTTCACTAATATATTTTTGAGAATTGACATTTGTTTTTATCGAGTGTACAATGTAATTAATAACAGACTACAAAAAAATATTACAAATATCTGTTATAAAGGAGTGAGATGATATGGAAAATAAATTCAGAGTGATACTTGCTATAAAAAAACTTTCAATAGCTGATGTATTTGAAGGTACTGGAATAGCAAAAACAACATTATATGGTTTGTATCATGAAAAGACTAAAAATCCTGATACTTCAACAATTTTGAAAGTTTGTAATTTTCTTAAAATTACACCTAATGAATTTTTTGGAATTGATAATAATGAAAAGGAGGCTTAACCAATGTTCAACATCAATATTGATGAAGAAGAAGCACGTGCTTTATTAGAGCAAGCTATTAATCAACGTGTAGATGAATTGGCAAGAGAAAAATTCTTCATGACCTACAAAGAATTATCTGAATACCTAAATTTAAGTAAACCAACAATTGAGGAGTTACTTATTAATAACGGGCTTAAGTATTACATGGTAGGCAGCACATACCGATTTAAGAAATCTGATGTAGATGAATTTATGGAGAAAATCACATCTCACATGGATATACACAATAATGATTTAAAACAGATTAATGTTAAGAAATTGCTTAGCACAATTTAGGAGGTTAAAGAAATGAAACAACAAGTAGTAATTACAAAGAGCGTCATTGGTTGGTTCAATGTAAAAGATGTTGAAGGAAATTTACTTTTAAACATTGCACCTGATGCATTTAAGAAACATTTTCCTGAAGTTAGTCCTAACATCTCAATTGCATGTATTCAGTTAGATATTAATAGAATCGTCGAACTTAAAGATAAGAAAGTGAGTGTATAGGATATGGAACAAGAACAAAAATTAAACAAACAAATTAAATTCGGAAAGGAAAATAAGAAAATGAAAAACTTAACTAATCAAGATTTTAAAGATATTAAAGGCAAATTGAACTATGAGCATATGGTGAATGGTAAAAAGCATACTAGTAAAATGATTAAGCTACTACAAAAACGCCATACTAAAAATGTATCAGTTATTAAAAGTGAATATCCATATTTAAGTGATAATGAAATTTCAGAAATTCTTGCAGATTATCGAGAATACGAAGATTTAATGTCAGCGGTTGGAACTTTTACTGACTTTCCTCTTATTTACGAAGATTCTAATATTAGCAAATTCCTAACTAAAGACGATATTGCAGAATTAAAAATAGCTATTGAAGAAATGGCGATTTTTGTTGAAAGTTTGGAGGACTAATAAATGATGAAAGAAATTTTAAAAGCATATGACGATGTAGCAGTAACAGCTATGAAAGTGTCTCAATTAAGAGGTGAGGCAGATAGAATTTCAGAGTTAACAGGTTACTTAGCTGAAAAAGCCAAAGCATACAGAGAAGAAGGTGACTTTTTAGGTGCTGAAGCTATCGAACTAATTGTATTAGATGATCTAGGGAGTGATTTTGATAGTGTATATGGTCAGTTTCAAGAAGAAATGAAAACTTGGGAACAAAAATATAAACGATTTGAAAATGTATGTACTTTTTACGGAATATCTGTACCTTCATTAAAAAATGAGAAAGTAATAAAACTCTACAAATAGGAGTGAAAACAATGGCTGCTAAATTAGATGTGAATAAACTAAATATTATGCATGCTATCAACTGGATTATTAAAAATGAAGAAGAAATTATATTTGAAAGTCAAAGTCAGTTAAGTTTCTTCAGTCGTGAAGATTTGGAGAAAATAGACTACTGTAAGTGTACTTTAGAAAGTTTAATTGAAGCTAAAGAAATCTATAATAAACAAAAAATTAGTTAAGTGATGGAGGAATAACTCATGGTTAAAGATTTAAAACAAATTAAAGCAAGTATTGAAACAGCTGATATTTCTAATAAGATCCAAGCAGTTATTGACTATGTATGTGCTGAACAAGAAGGACTTGAAGAATTAAGAGATTATTATAGAGAAAATAATCAAGTAGTAGGAGAAAAAAGGACTAATGACAATATGAAATCAAATTTCATTATTGTATCAACATTATTATCGGTCATTCGTGATTACGAAAGTGAATTGAATGATATTGATATAGTTATAGAAAAAGCGTCATCTGATATGAATAGTTTGGCGACTAAATCAGATAACGCATAATATACAAAATTAATAAAACACAAGAGCAATAAGAAAATACTCCATTTGTATTATAACATCTTTGCTCTTGTTTTAATACATGGAGGTATAAAATTGAGCGTAATTCAATTAGAAAATGATGCGCAAGTGAGTGTGGTTTGGTATGGAAACGAAAAATCAACTTCATTCAAAAGCTTCTCTCAGCCTAAGTGGAGTGAATTAATTAGTCGTTTATCCATTCCACAAAATAATATAAATAAATATGCTAGGGGAACAGCAGTATATGGAAATATAGCTGATGGCGTAGATGATAAAGGCAACGAATACCAAAAATACAGAAATGATGACAATGTCCTTTATAGAGATGTACTTGTACTTGATTATGATGATGAGGAAGATTTAAACATGCTAAACAAGTCAATTAAAAGTGAATTAGAGGGCTTTGGATGGTTTTGGCATACAACATTCAGACACACAAATGAAAGTCCTAGAATACGCTTGTACGTGCCATTGAGTGAGCGTATAAATGCGAATGAATATCGTGCATATGTAAGAACATTAGCACAAAAAATTGCGTGCAAAATTGATGAGGGCAGTTATCAACCATCTAGGGCTATGGCGTTACCAGTCAGAAAAAGTAATGAAAGTCCTTTTGAATTTCAATTTAACGACGCTGCAATTATAGATAAATCAACGCTTAAAGAGTGGGCTAAATTATTTGATATCACAATTCAAACGTCATCAAAGCCTAGATTTGAAAAACGAGATTCAAGTCACTGGAAAGAAAAAGCGTTTGGCGTTAGTGAAGGTGGGCGTAATTCGTCATTAGCAAGCATTTTAGGACATTTATTTCAGCGAAGAGTAAATGAACATATTATTTATGCCTTTGCTCAGATGTGGGGACAATCATGCACACCACCAATGAATGAACGTGAAATTAATGCTACTTTTTATTCTATTATGAAAAAACACTATAACAACTAGAGAGGGGTTTTCTATGAACTTTACTAATGATGAAATTATGAATGAAATTAATAAGAGTATAAATAAGAAAACATATACTCCCGATTTTATTCCAGATGGTTATAAAGTAAAAACAAATCAATACGGTGCAGCACTTTATCAAATTATCCCAAGTAAAAAAGATGGTGAACCAGATAAAGAAAGGTTTATTACTACTACTATTCCAGAGATCAACACTAGATATGAAAATATTGAAGATGGCAAAGTAAGCTATAATATGCACTTTATAGACAATCGAACACCAGTAAATTTAAGTGTTACTGCCGAAGAAATCACTGATAATAGACAACTCCTCAAACTGGCAAATAGAAAACTTGATGTAACTTCAAATACTTCATCAAAATTAGTTGATTATATTAATCAGTCCAAGAGATACAGTCCACCTATCAATATAAAGGTGGCAACACGATTAGGACATGTAAATGATTACTTCATTTATCCATATAAAGACGAAATGGAACACAAAAATATAAAGTTTTTCAATAATGATAAAGGCTTTCAAAAGTTAGTCAATTCTTTTAAATCTAAAGGCACAATTGAAGATTATTCAAAAAAAGTGTTTGTAAAAATTAAAGATTTGCCAATGGTTATGGTGATGTTATACGCCTCACTTGGTTCAGTTTTACTTTATGAGTTTGATATTAAGCCGTTCATTGTTGAATTGGCTGGAAGTACTTCAACTGGTAAAACGTTCACCTTAAATTTAGTGGCTAGTGTATGGGGAACGACTGACCTTACAACTACATGGAGTTCTACTAGAAATAGTATTGAGGCTATGGCTGCATTTTTGAACTCTTTTCCGATATTTAAAGATGATACACGTAATACCTCACCTGCTTTTGTATCTCGTGCAGTCTATAACTATTCAAGTGGCGAAAGTAAAAGTCGAAGTAATAAGAATTTAACTGTTGATGAAAAGAAAGAATGGAAAAATATCTTACTTTCTACTGGAGAAGCCTCAATTACAAATATGGAAGATGATAAGGCTGGAGTATCGGCTCGTGTTATTACTTTAGAAGAACAACCTTATCCAGATAATTATGATTTCATCTCATTAGATCGTGAATTTAGAGAGAATTACGGAACTCTAGGAATTGAATTTATTAAACAATTTCAATCAAAAAAAGATGAGTATAAAAACAGTTTTGAAAGTTATTTAAGATATTTTAATGACAAAGGTATGAATGAAGTAATGCAACGTATTGGAAAGTGTTTCGCTTTATTACAGCTTACTGGTGAAATTCTTAATGATATAGATGGTTTTGAACATGATTACTATAAAATTATTAACCAAGCATATGAAAATATGTTAAAGAATAACAAAACAATAGATAAACCTAAGCAAGCACTTGAGGATATGCTGCAATATTTAGACGCTCACCGAAATAACATAACTGGTGATGGATATAGTCCAGTAAGGAATGGCGAGATTAAAGCAGTATATAAACATGGTTACCTATGTATTTTGGGCGATACAGTAAAAGATATATTAGGTCATGAAATGTATACCATAACAAAACAATGGGATAAAAAAGGGTATTTAGTCAAAAATGAAAAAGACCGTCTACAAATGAAAATTAGTCACTCAAATATTAAACATAGAGGCTTTGCTATTAAAAATGAAATAGTTAAAGAACTAGGGTTCGACTTTTCAAGTTTAAACTACCCTTATTCAGATTATTAATAAGTTCCCAATGGTTCCCGTTGAGTACCCATTCAAAAGTTACAAATGGGAACTCAATAAATACTATATTATCAGTCTTTAAGTCTAATAGTTCCCAGAGTTCCCACTTATATATAAACAGTATATATGATTAAAAAAATAACTAGAGTAATTGATTATAAAATACAGAACAATAAAAAAATAATTAACGGGGACAACGGGAACTAAGTATATTAAAGCTATATACATCAAGGGTTTGAACAGTTCCCAATAAAAAATAGATATGGGGACTTAACGGGTAATAGTTCCCAATTATTTAATATGGAGGTCAAGTATGCCAACAATTACAGAAATAGGACACCAACAGTTTAAGTTGTTTATAAATAATAATAAATTTCAGCAGCATGTGAAAAAAGAACAAGATAATATGGCTAAAGGTTTAATCATAAGTCTTTTAACTAATTCTACTAAAGCTCACAAAATCTTTATTCAAGAAGTTATTTTATTAAACAAAAAATATTATCTCTATTGTTTTGGTGGGGATATATCATTGATAACTAAAAATTTCAAAGCACTCATAAAATTTAATATTAGAAAGCCTAATACGTTACTTAGTCAACATTTTAATAGTGATTGGATCATTGAAATAGATAATTTGAATTCGCTTAAAAAAGGACATGGCAAGATGTTGCTAAAAGATGTGTTGGCAATTTCTACAAAGCTTAATCTTGAGTCTTGCTTATGGACTGAGAGCGATGATAATACTAAGTATTTTGAAAGATATAAATTTGAAAGTATCGGTAAGATTGGAAAAGATAACGAAAACTTGATGATTAGAAGAAAGGAACGTGTATAGTATGAATAATAAACAATTAAAAGAATTAACTAAGATTGCTCGTTTTATGGAAAGTGTAATTTATGAAACAGATAATTGCGTAAGAGATTTTAATATACTTACGCAGCAACAAGTGAATAAGACAACATTTTTAGAGTTCGCACTCATATTCTTTGAGCGTAAAACGTGGGAAATTGTTGAAATGTTAGAATTTGATACTAATGAATTTATCTTATTGAATGAAGTGAACGAAACATTAGATAGTGTAATGAAAGAAACAGAAAGCGTATATCATTATAGCGTGACTGATGAAAATGGCGAACATTATCATACTACTGATAGAAAAGGCCATATCATTGGAATATTAGAGTGGGCATTAGATCAGATTGTTGGAAATATAGATATCGAACAAACAATTTAATATATAAAATTATAGGTCATGCACTTTAATAGGTGCATGGCTTTTTTATGTAAATCGTAATTGTTAAGATTTGTTAATGGTTTTAGGTTTATCTCAGGTGAAAAAAACGAACATTAGTTCTGTAAAGGAAAGTGTGTGAAATTGCATGAAAAGTAGTATAAACGCTTTAGTTATAGTGTTAAATGGAATGTTAAGAAGTTATGTAAACGTTACTAAAATAAGAACATTTGTTTGTTATTTAGGTGTAAATTTAGTATAATAGTGTTATAGAAGTAATGACTTCTATATATTTAATAAAAGTCTGGATTAAATATTTGTTGTTTACTTATTGCCTAAATATTACCTCCTCATTAAAGATGAAATGAGGATAAAACAATGACAATAACAATTGAAAAAGAATTAACGAACGATCATATCAGAGTATTAAACGTATTACGCAACACTAAGCACGAGATTATTACTAAGCAAAATATATTTAATCAATTAAATATGGAATTTAACAGAAACAACGACAGATGGTTAAGAAATACGATTAATAGCTTAGTAGTTGATTATGGTTATCCAATCGGATACAGCTATAAAAAAGATGCAAGAGGTTATTTCATGGTTAAATCTGAGGAACAGAAAGAATTAGCCTTAAGAAGTATCGAGCGTCATATCGAAGGTAGTTTGAAGCGATATGAGGCATTAAAGAAAACTAAGATTTAAGGTGATGTAGTGAGTGCAGCGATTGAAATTATTCAAGAGAAGGTTAGCGATTACGAACTGTTCACTAGATTTAATACTTACTACATTCAATCAAGAATAGCACTCATAGAAAGTGATATAGAAGATATGTATAACCGAACTACACCTAGTTTATGTAGTGATATTGTATCTGAAAGTATTTACTATGAGAGTTATTCCGTTGAAAATCTAGCAATCGCTATATTAGAAGAACGCCAGAAATTAGAACGGTATAAAAGGAAAAGTCAAAGAGATTTAAACGCCTTTTATACTGTTCTAGGGCGTTTCTCTACTAAAGAACAAAAGTATATAAAAAACTATGTTAATACACACTCAGAGGCTCATATGAATGTGATAGAGCGTTTTAAGATTGAACTATACAAATATATTCAAACAAATAGAAATGAGCGTAATAAAGGTATAGAAAACAATTATTCATATATAAATGACAAGCATCAAAAATTAAAGACTTATCCTCATAAGTTGACGCTTAACCAAGAGAAAGCACTCAGGGAAAAAGAAGATGGTGCTACTGAAAAGAATATGAATAATGATGAGTTTGTAGCAAAGTTGAATGATCTAGATAAGAAATCATTTAAAGAATTTATTTATAACAGAAATGAAAATAATATCGACTTTGAGAAAGTCTTAATATTACTGCAAACTATACCGAAACGATTACCACAAAAAGAGATTAAAAAGCCATATAACTACATAAGAGAAATAGGCTTAAAAACTAATTGAAACGAGGGACTTAATTGAAAACTGCAAAATATTTTGATGAATACAACGAATATGTCACAGGTCAAAGAGAGAATATCAATAAAATTGAAAATGAGCGTCAAGAGTTATCGCAACGAATTAAAGAAGATAAAGCAAAATATAAAGAATTAATTGCTAACTCACAAGATGACGAGGCTGACGCACTCTATACTACATTTGATAGTAATGAGAAGAAATTGAAAGCCTTAGAGAAACGCTTATCGACTAAAAAAGAAGTGTTTGATGAGGCTAGACGTAAAAAGGCGATTGAACTTATTAAACATCAAGCAGATTTACCTCATTTGTACAAAAAGGACAAAGAACGTATATTAGCAAAATTTGAGCCAATCGTTGAGGAATATAACAAAGTGGTAGATGAAATCGCAGCATTAAATGACGAATACGAATATGAGTTTTACAGATTCGTCGGGCCTTATGACAAAGAAAACTTTGAGAAGGATAAGGAAGTAAGAGCAGAAATCAAAAATCATTTCAGCCCTAATAAATATTCCAATTATGTGAGTGGAGACGAACTACCATTCATTGATATAAGAAATAAAATGCAATTAAGAGGTGCTAAATAATGGCTAGAAAATACAATTTAGATAAGGTTAGCAATTATCTTTTAACAGAAACAACATTGTCGGCAGAAGAATGTCAAAAAGTATTAGATGTCGTAGAAGAACAATTTTCTCAAAATATCCGAGAACAGAAAAAAGACGAATTGTCCCAAAAATCACAAAGAGATGTAAGACTTATGAGAATGGCCGAAGAAAATCGCATAGTTAAAAAATAAATATCTTGCCTATCCTTAGTGATAGGCTCATTTTATTTGTGAGGTGCATACATGAACCTTAGAAGAGTAAACTACTCACTATCATATTATGAAACTAAAATATCTGAATATACTTTGCTAACAGAATATAACCCTAAATTTATTAATACCAAGATTAAGGCCATCACTATACAAATAGAGATGATGTATCACTTAAATATCTCACATATGACTACCAATGAGGTGTATGGTGTTGTATCAATATCCTACCCACTAGAAAAGTTAGTGATTGATATTATAAGTGAAAAAGAGAAGTTAAAACATTTCAAAATGAAATCGAACAAGAACATGCAGCAATTGAAACAAGTCATTAAATCATATACGCCAAGTGAGCAAAAGGAAATTATGTATTATATGCAGTCTAATGGTTCAACGATAGATTATAGCCTCATAGAACGCTTACAACGTGATTTATACGCTTATAAGCATAAAGTAAGTGTTGCTACATGATATACGATAAACAAGCTATTAAACGGTTTATAATGGACTATCACAAAGAGAAAACGTCAAATGTTGTAAGCTATGATAATACTAATATAGATGATTTCTTTTCACTGACTGATGAAGTCGAACCCTTTGAACTAAGTGAGAATACTAGTAATCAAGTGTTCTTCAATGAACTAGATCAGCTTATTTATACAGTAGGGACTAGAAGGGAATACTACATATTTTTCTTGCTATGTGAAGGGAAATCTATAAATGAAATCGCAAAGATATTTGAGTTAAGTAGAGAAAGAATACGTCAACTATGGAATAGTTTATTAGACAAATTAGAGGAGGGATAACATGAGTGATTTAAACCCTAGACAAGAAAAGTTTATATCTGAATACCTAAAGACGTTGAATGTAACACAAAGTGCAATTAAGGCTGGTTATAGTCCTCATACTGCAAGTGTACAAGGTAGTAGATTGCTAAAGAATGAAAAAGTGGCTAAGTACATTGATGAGCAACGTAAGAAAGTGATTGATGAGGGCGTACTATCAGCTAACGAACTACTTCATATCCTAAGTAATGCAGCAGTAGGTGACGAGAGCGAAGTGAGAGAGGTCGTTGTTAAGCGTGGGGAGTTTCAACGCAACCCAGACACCGACAAAATGAACTTAGTTTACAATGAACATGTAGAAATGGTGGAAATACCTATTAAGCCTAGTGATAGATTGCGTGCTAGGGATATGTTAGGTAAGTATCATAAGTTATTTACTGATAAAAAAGAATTATCCACTGACACGCCTATTATTGTAAACATTGGTGATTGGCCGGATGATGAGGAAGAAGAAAAACAGAAAGCACTAGATGAACTACATGAGCAACACCCTAACAGAACAATGATTGTTGATGATATACCGTTAGAGGATTAATGTGAAACCATTACCTTCAAATAGGTGGTGGTTTATTTTATCTAAATTCTTTCCGCAATTTCAGATTAAGTTGACAAATTTGAGTGGATGTATGGTAAAAAATGTTGAAATGCTCTATATTATAAATAAGAGTTGCAAATGCGTAACACATCTTAGCGAATACACACAAAGATATATACTGTTTTTGTGTACCAATTATAGAAAGTATACACAGTGACAGTGTATAGTCACTGTTATTTTTATGTTCAATATGATGTGTTGATTATGGAGGAGTTTATCATGGCTGAGCAAAAATACCTGACAACAGTTGAAAATATAATTGGTTTAATGAAAGAAGAAATAAAAAACATTTCTCCTTTAAGACTACAAAAAACATTATACTTTTTATTTGCATATTATGGTGCTTCATATGGGCAACTATCTAAAAGTAAAGAATATGAAGTTACAAAAAGTGAAAGTTTAAACTTGCCTGAATATTTATTTGACGCTCAATTTGAAGCTTGGCAATACGGCCCTGTTATTCGAGACGTATATAAGAACAATAAATATAGTCTTGGCTATAATGACATAGACTTTTCAATGAGTAATTTTGAAATAGAAGATAAAACAATGCAGCAGGAAATTACAGAATATTTGAGAGAAATTATTAAGAGTACTTTAAAAATTAGTGATTTTGGTTTAGTAGAACGTTCTCATGAAGATGAAGAGTGGAAAAATAAAATTACTCAGCAAGAAATTATGAATAACGATTTAATTATTAAGGAATATATAGGATTGGTAAATGCCTAG